TTAATTTTTACGTCTTGCTTGCCTTTGGGCTTTAGCCTTATTTAGATTATCTAAAATCGGCATGACAGTAGCAGGGTTATAAAGGTGTTTTCCGTCACCGCCTAGATTATAAGCCCTTAATTCATCGATAATGGTTTTTCTCGATAAATTATACCGTTCCATTAACCAAGAAGCCGGCACTCGGTTCGGTATTTCTTCCGCTTTAATTTCTATTACTTTACCGATGTTTGGTACATCATCATTGATAAAAATTTGTGGTGGTTTTTCCGATTCAACTACAACAATATATTTTCCCATTACGCAACTTCTCCAATACTAATTAAAATTTCTTCTGGTAAATCGTCGGTGTCTTTTTCAATCAAACTTCGCATCGCTTTTTCATAGCCTCCATTAATAGATCTTGTACTTCTCGTTTAGACTCACGGCGCTCCATAACGATTTCATCCATCGTGTCTTTTGCAATGATGTGATAGATATAAACAGGGCGGTCATAGCCCGCTTGCGCTTGGCGTGTTGGTCCAATACGTTCGATAATTTGTTGGTACTGTTCCAAATCCCACCAGTGAGAAAAGAACACAAGGATATTTCCACCGTCCTGCAAATTTAGCCCGTGACCTGCGCTTGCAGGATGGGCAAATAGCACAGGGATTTTGCCCGCGTTCCAATCATGAATCGTTTGCGGGTCTTTATCTAAATGGCGACCCTTTGGAAATGCTTTTAGTAAACGCTCAAGGTCGCTTTTAAAATGGTATGCAACTAACACAGGCATGCCTGCTGCTTCTTCAATTACTGATTCAAGCGCCTGAATTTTTAAATCATGGATTGGGTGCCAAGTGCCGTTTTCATCGGTGTAAATAGAACCGCTTGCAATCTGCAAACACTTCATTGTTTTTGATGCTGCATTGAATGCTTCAACTTCTAAGGTTTCAGCAAGTTCAACGAACATTTCCTTTTCCATTTCTTCATAGGTTTTACGGGCTTTGCCTGTAAGCTCTACTTCGATTGGGTAGACGATCGGCTCTTTAATATTGAAATAATCTTTAGCCTCAATGCTTAAACATACGTCATTAATTCGTGCATGAATTTCGCCTTGACTATGATCGAACGGCACAAGGTTAACAGCGTTACGATCGTCACCAACTACGACTTTTTGAAACCAACGATCTGTAAATGAGCTGAAACTTGTGCCTAATCTTTGTCCACGATCAATGAACCATAATTGACCCCAAAGGTCTTTAAGTCCGTTGGGTGCAGGCGTTCCCGTCAATTCAATGAATCGTTTGACTCGATTATGAGCAACTTTACCTAAGGCACGTGCGCGCACTGAACCTTGTCGTAAACGAAATCCTTTTAGCTTTGTGCTTTCATCAGCGACCACTTTCGTAAAGGGCCATTTGCTGCCTAGAAAATCAATTAACCATGGTAGATTTTCATAGTTAATTGCGTACGCATTTGCTTTTTGTTTTAAAGCACGTACACGGTCTTCAGGTGAACCAACTACCGCCACAACTTTATAATCTTGCAGGTGTTCCCATTTCTTAGCTTCATCGGGCCATGTAGTTGCAGCAACTCGCAAAGGGGCGACTACAAGAGTCGGCCCCGGCTCAAACAATTCAAGAATTTCTAAAGCGGTGAGGGTAGAGGATGTTTTACCGGTACCCATTCCCGCAAACACGGCGCAACGTTCATTATCAAGAATGTGGTTGATAATTAAATGTTGGTAGTCGTGTGGTATGAATTTACGAGGTTGGGTCATTCGCTTTTTTCCTCGCAGTCATCCTCATATTCACTGATAAGATCATCAGGGTCAGTGTCTGTAAGTTCTAGTTGGGCCATACATGCAAAGCGCCACATAAGAACTTCTGTAGGGTGTTGCGACGAATAAAACATGAAATTGGGGCGGGTTTCGTTATATCCCATTTCTTTATAAAAACTGCGGGCAAGTTCGTTTGTTTGTTCTATGATTTCTTTTACTGACCTACTCATTTTAATAGTTCCTCAATTCGCTCTATGCTGTCTATAACTTCAACTCGTTGGCCCATCTTGCGCATGCGTTCATGTTCACGTGCTTGGGCTGCGGTTGGCTTTTCCTTTGGTGCCTTTAGCTCTGCCCAAAAAGTATTGTCTGGTAGCATTACCAGACGGTCAGGGGCAGAGTTGCGGCTAATCCATTTAACCTTGCGGACTTCACCCCCTAGGGCTTTGACCTTGTCCACAAGGTATTTTTCAATTACTGATTCGCGCATCTTCGTACTGCTCTTTTGGCACTTCGTAGTGAACACAACCAATTGATACGGAGTACTCCATGTAATGCACTACCTTGGATACTTTGCGATTCATTGCTTTATTGTCTGGTTCATACCCAAACTTAAATTGAGCATTCAGCATATTGATAATTGCATTTAGGTCGTTAAGTTCTGCATGCAAGCGCTGCTTGTTGTTCTCATCAAGTTCAGGGTGTCTTTCCAAGAGACCGAATTGCATGCATTTAGAAGCCATTTGAGCAACTTCGTTGCACTCTTCAGAAAGTTTTAAAAGTAGAAATTGGAGCCTATTCATTTTATTAATCCTTCTTTTAACAATACGATTCGCGCATATTTACGCCCGTAAAGGCATAAGCACAGCACGTACGTTTTTGATTTCTGTACTTAGAAAATCAATATGTGCAGCGCTTGAAGGTCCGACTGTAGGAGTTACTTTTACTTGTGGCACCAAACTTTTATCGCCAAGGGTTTTTGCAATTTTTTGAAAATCGACTAAATACTTCCAATCGAAAGTAGGGTAGTCGCCTTCGTATTCATCGCCTTTGGCTTTTGGTATGACACGCTGCCATGCAGGGAATTTATTATCGAAGGCTCTAAAACGTTCGCTTATGTCTGTGCCTATTACTTCCAAAGTACCGTCAAGCCCGTCTAAGGTTACTTTTACTAATTTTTTTAGGTCTTTAATCCCTGTAGCTTTCTTTGCAAGAAATTCAATTGCATCACGTGGAATAATTACCTGTTGGAGTTTGCTATCTAAGCCCTCAACTTCTGCGTAAAACATTCTGTGACCATCAGTTGAAACAGCGTGTCCTTGGTCAATAGCTACGCCTTGTAGGTAGTGGCGCACATCTTTTTTAGCTGAGCAGATAACAGCGGCTTTCAAAGTTGCCAAAGGTATTGAAAATTTAATCATGGTGTTAATCCTTCTTATAGCGATATGACTCAAAGCCCGCTGCCGCTAAAGGCAAATCAAGTGCCCATTCGGGATTGGTAGCAAGCAGGCTTGATAAATGTTCATGGTTGTATTCCGGTACGTCATCGGCTTCTGTAATCACTTCATCGTGTACAGTTAAATCAATTTCGTAACCTGAAATCTCGATTAATGGCATGTTGTGACCGAGCACATCACGTGCAACTGCTTGCGTAATGTTCTCGGCAAACTTGCCGCCATAGGTGTAAAGGCGTTCCCATTTACGTGTGTATTGGTTATTGCCCATGTAAGAAATTCTGTTGTCATCCGCTTTTGCACCCGGATAACAAAGGAATCGACCGCTTGGCAATTTGATGTAAAGCCAAGAGCCTTTTTTAATGAAAATAACTTTGCGGCAGGGGAAAGGCTTGTCGGGGTTGTTAATGGCATTAATCGCTGCCACGCGAAGCTCATTCCACCATGCAGAAATATTCGGATGCGCATAACGCCATGAGCGTTTGAACGAGTCACACACTAACCATGTGTTTTTCTTTAAACCGAAAGTGGTGCGCTTTTCTTTTTTATGCCATTCCCAAGCGCGTATTGCTTCATTCATTATGCTTGGGTCAATGCTGTCAAAAGCTTGTGCCGCCATGTCGTCTAGGTCTAAGCCGTATGCAGCTGCGAACGTTAAAAATGCGCCTACGCCACCTTCATAACCTAATGCTAATTCTTGAACCTTACCGACTTGGCGTTGCTCTTTGTCTACATCTTCAGGCGATACGCCAAATGATTTTGCATAAGCCAATTTATAAAGGTCGTGGCCTTTGCCTGCATCGAAATCATAGAACGCTTTAATTTTCCATGTTTCACCTGCAAGCCAAGCTAACGCACGGCCTTCAATATTTGATAGATCGGCTACAACGAGCTTTTTACCTTCTGGCGCACAAATACAACCACGGATTGCCGAACTAGTTAGCTCCATAACATTTTCATAGAACATATCCGCGCAGCCTATTTTTAAAGTCTCGATGCCTTCGTCAATTACATCTTGCTTGAGCGTAGGACGGGGTAGGTTTTGCGGTTGGAATAATCGGCCCGCCCATCGTCCTGTGCGCGATGCACCGTTAAACTGTAAAGTTCCGCGTAATCGACCGTCTGAGCTAACACCTTTAGCGAGCGCGGTGTATTTTGCTGTACTGGTAGTTGAAGCCTGTAAACGGATGGCAAGCAATTCGCGAACTGCAAGTGGCAAAGAGTCGTCATTAATACGGCGCTCTAAAGTTGATTTCTGCATATCTGGCAGCGAAACACCATGCGCTTCAAGAATATGCTTAAGCATTGCATCGCGTTGGGTAGCTGCCTGTACTTCACCATCGGTTAACGCAACGGTGCGTTTTGCCAATCCTTTTTGCGCTTTGTCTACTGCTTCAATTGCAGATTCAACAAGATCAAGGTCAATACAAACGCCACGGTCATTAATTTTTTGGTCAAGGTGCCAAAGTGCTAATTCAGCTCCACGATAATTCCACTTCGGAATGCGTTTATGTAACTCGCGCATCGCCAAAATATCGCTTTTGGCATAGTCAAGGAAACGCGCCCATTCAAGCGGATGCGTTTCACGGGTAGCGCGGCGTAATTTTTGATTAGCAGGGCGGGGCTTGCAGAAAAGCTGAATAAGTTGTTTACCTGCTTTGTCTTTTGCCTTGTCTTGATCGATCTTGAAAATTTCACAAAGTGAATTAAGCGAACCGGGCAAAGAATGGCTCAAAGCTTGGACCATTGTGTCTTCCCAACGTTCGATTGGTAGAACAATATCAAGGCCCATTTTTGGTAAAGCATGGCGTAAAACGGTACGGTCAAAATGCGAATTGTGAGCGATAAGTTTTACATTTGGATCATTCAGTAATTTGCAAAGTTCATTTGATAAAGGATTTGATGCAACGTCTTCAACATGAACAGGGCCGTCATTTAACGCCCAAGCAAATACGGTAATTTCAACTTGTTCTGCATAAGCGTGTGTGCCGTTTTTAATTGGCACTTCGCAATATGTCTCAAGGTCAAGCCAAAGGATGTCTTGCATTTTTATAATTCCTATTTTGCTTTGGTAAAGTGAACGCAGAGGGTCAGCAATACATTCACTTTCCAAAGCAACCCGCAAAATGCGAGATGCTTTTAGGGTTACGCTTCGAAAACACCTTGGTAGAATTCGCCTTGAAGTTCGGCTAATTTCTCTTTTAGGATTTCGATAAATTGATCTGCGCGTTTTTGGTCGTGGTTGTCTTTACCGATAAAACGCAAAATAAACGTAGGTTCAGAGTTATTTACGGAAATACGAAGGGAAATAGTGATTGCTTCAACTGGCAAGCCTTTGTAGCTTTCAGTGTTCAACACGATTGCAGTAGGTAAGTTTTCATCAATGCCTGTAGCTTCTAGGCTTTCTGCTGCACTGCGTTGATACCCCATTTCAGCAACATGGCTGTTTAATTCCGCGTTTTTAGCAATTTTTACTTTGCGTAATGCGCGAATGCCTTTATCGAATGGAATTACGGTATTTAAGGTTGCCCCATCTTCACCAGTAGATTTACCTTGAAGGGTAATGAACTCGGCCCAATCGTCTAATAGATCGATTAAATCTTCTTGGTTATAACGGCGGGTATTAGCAATTTCAAAAGCGATAAATTCAGGCTTTTTATCCAAAACTAAAACGGCAGTGTCGTCAGCATGACCAGGGTCGGCTTCATTACCAATGTTAAAAAATGCTTCTGCTTTAAGTGTGCTACGGGTATTAATGAAATTTTTTAAGCCTGCAACGCCACGTGCTTTTGCATACTCAACAAACGAATCAATATTGCTTGTGTTGAAAGTGCCGCGGAAACGGTCACGCAAAGCATTAAATTTTTCTGTGCTATGGACCTTAAAACCTTCAGGTACGATTGCAATTGAAGCTGTTTTATCAACCTGAACAGGTAAGTTGCCTTGTGCTGCAATTGCTAGCGCTGCGATTTTGTCTACGTTTAGTTGTTCCATGTGTTATTTACCTTATAAATTTTGGTATGAAAGGGATTAGCCGTTTAGATAATCTTCGGCTTTGACGCGTTCAGGCATTAAAGACAACTTACCGCCTTGAAGAACATGCATAGGGGTTTTGCCGCTTGCATTTTCGTTTTTGTCACCTGTTTCAGTTGGTGCTTTGAAACTGATCTTGTGAGCAACTTCAACTTGGTTACTGTCAGAAATCTGGTTAATGGTTAATTCCAAAGTAACTTTGCCGACTTTGCCGTGTGTCACTACAGCACCCGCTACAGTTGAAAGGAATAGACCTAATTGCTTTTCAGCTACACCGCCTTTTAGGTCGCTAAGGAATTGAGGTACATCGGTTAAATTATTCATTGTTGTTTTCCTCATTTAGGATTTAAAAATTCGGGTCACACTATCGCAGTGACCGCGGTAAACGCCTTTCGAGTCAAGGTGCAAAATCGTTTACTGCCACGGTTATTTCCAGTATCGACACTCATGGCTTGTCGATCAGCGCCGGTCTCCTAACGCACTGGCTCACTCATATGCTTATGCGAATAACGGGTCCGCGCCTTCTTCATCTGCGCTTAGGTCTTCGAAATCGTCTTCAGACGCTACGCCACCACCTGCAAACGCTTCACCGTCTTTCAGGAATTGCACACCGCGAAGGGAGGCATTGATACGTTTGCCGTAGTTGTTGTCTTGGCACCAAAGCTCAATCGCAGCATTCACGTAGCAACCTGCATAAGGTCGACCGTCTGCTTGAACTAACGGTGTTTTACCGTCACGGTCGAAAATTGTTGGACGGGTTTTATTACGTGCTGAAATAAAGTAGTTACCCGCATAGCCTTCGTAATCGCCTTTAGTGTCACCATCGTGTAGGGCCATACGGTCTTTGGTTTCGATTTCTTTTTTAACTTGAGGCCATTTAGCGCCCCATTTTTCAGCACCCATTTTGTCCATCGCCTTACGGATTTCATCAAGCTGCGGATGATCGCTAGCAAGAATGAAAGACGCAGAGAAAGCGGGGTCGCCTTCGCCATTTACAGTTTTAGCTTCAAATAAAGCAGGGAAAGCAAGGCGTACATTGTTTAAACGAATTTTCATGGTTATTACTCCGATACTGTTAAATCTTCAAATTGTGGTTTCATGTCCAAAGCGGGACGTTTGTCGCTTTCAGGTGCGACAGTAGGTTTACCGTCCGCCTGAGTAATAAGGGCTTCAATTTTTGTCCATTGGCGCGGGCCGATAGCTTCATCTTTCTTGAGAGCTTCCGCCTTTGTTGGACTAATCAATTTCAGGTCATACATCTGTTCAGTTTTAAGACGCATGCTTTTAAGCATTTTTTCTGCTTCTTCTGCATCGGTCCAAGCGCGGTTGCCTTTCTTGCCTTGAACCATCTTGAAGCCGGGTATTACTTCACCTGCATGCATCTTTTGGTGCACCGCTGAATCGACCGCCTTAATCCATCCTTCGAGAAGGGGGATAACTGCATACATTCGGCTAAGCTGAGCGTTGGTTGCACTTACAACTTGTGCCGTTGCATTGGTGATTTCTTCTTGCAAATCGAGTTGGGTTAAATCCTCAAACTCGCCTGCAATGGTTTCTACCAAGTGCTTTTGTAAAGCAGGGCAAGTTGCCTTTGCTTTACACCAGTGACACTGTTTTTCACCAGGGTTGAAATATCCGTCAAACTCTTCAACAACGGCTCCGTCACCTGTTTCAACACCGATTTCTAAAGCATGAATACCTGAAACGGCTTCTTTAGCATCACGTGCGAAGTCGTAAAGCTCTTCAACTGTTAATACAGATTCAGACTGATAGCCTAAGCGTGGTTGATGGATAACCATTCGTACTTGTTGAAAGTCGCCGAACATTCCGAAAGTTGCCAAAGCACCTAAACCGTATAGCGCAAGTTGTTCGTTGCCTTCTGCATCAACCTTTACGCCTTTACCGTATTTCAAGTCGTGGACCTGAATTTCAGATTCAGTTAGAACAACCGCGTCGCTTGTGCCGAAAGAACCTTCAGCACCTACGAACTCGGAAAAATCAACACGCTGTTCTACAAGTAACTCGTTGCCATCAGCTTGAGAGCGCACCGCATCTAAATAGATTTGGACGTTCTCAACCATTTCTGTTTCTACAGTGAAGAAATTAGAAACAGGGCTTTCAGTAGTTGCATCAATCCAAAGGGCATTGCCCTTGATAATGACTATCGTGTGACCTTCAAAATCTGCTGCATCCTTTCCTTGCTCTAAACATTCAGAAGCAAGGAAATGTGCAGCGGTGCCAAGATCAGCGTGTTCTGAGCTGTTGTCAGGTAGGTCTTTTTCGAGAATCACACTACCTGCACAACGCATCCAACGGTGAGCCGAAGAAGGACTTAATTTTGCATGTGCTGTCATGACTTAATCCTTATTGAGCTGCCGTAAAGCCTGCTGCAACTGCTAAAAAGATGATGATTAGCAGGGCAAGGGTGAAGCCGATTAGCTCACGAACTGTAAACACGGCTTTAATTCGCTTATTTAAAAAATGGGTTTGAGTGTTCATGTGCATTTCCTTATGCAAGTGCTTTTTCGCAAGCTTCAATAACAGCCGCGTATTTATCCGTAGGGATTGTTGCAACCGTAGTAACGCCGATATCGCTTAAGATTTTTAAAAGTGCAGCACGGTCTTTTTTAGCTACTGCTAAACAAGTGTCTTTCACTTCTTTTTCAGTGATTTCTGATTTAGTTGTTTCTTCAACAACTTCATCTTTTGGCTCTTCAACTGGTGCAGTTTCAGATTTGGTTTCTTGTACTTCTTCAACCTTTTCTGCTTTGGTTTCTTTAACCGTTTGAGTTTTTGCAGGGTTAGAAGTTTTAACTTCGGCGTTTTTACTTTCAGGCTTTGCGTCTGCTGCGTTGGTTTCACCAAATACATAAACTTCGATGTTTGAAGCTTGTGCAACGATATCTTTTGAGTTTGTTAAACCCGCTTTGATAAGGTCTTGGCAGATTAGGCTGCGCCATGTATGAATATCTGTTGTCATGGTTTTTATCTCACTTGTTGCGTTTGTCTCAACATGATTGATAAGTTACTCACAACATTAAGTTGCGTCAAGTGCAACTTTTTAAAAATATGCATAAAAAAACCTGCTTTTAAAGCAGGTCATTGAAAATTAATGAATTAAAGTTTTAACTAAATCTTGTACGGCGTTTTGCACGATATACATAGCGTACTGAATCGATAACTTGACCCACAAAAATACAATCTTCGTCTAAGGGAATGATGTTTGGAACAAAGTTTGGATTGATGGCTTGAAGATATCTTGAGCCGTCAGATTCAATGATTAATTTCTTAAAAGTTGCATCGGAATGTTTACGAACAACGATTACATCGCCCGATTGCATATCGGCATAATAAACAGATGGGTCTACTAAAATATAATCACCTTCTAAAAATTCAGGCTCATTACTAACGCCCTTTACTTTTAGATAGAAACAATCTTCACAGCCATCATCGGGTGCAGGCAACCATTCTGTTACTTCTGATAAATCAACAGCTTCTGCATTTGTCCAAACGCCTGCTTGTACCCAAGAAAGTACAGGGAGCTTATTGTTTTTGCGAAGGCCTGTAACGTTAGGCTGTTCAATACCTTCAGCCATTTCAAATAGCGCTGACACTGTCACATTAAAAGCTGAAGCAATTTTTTCGAGCTTATCTATATCGGGAAATTGTTTACCAGATTCATAGCGGGAAACATTGCCCTTATCGACCCCTAACTTATCTGCAAGGTCTTGTTGGCTCATCTTTTTAGCTGCTCTCAACTGCTTAATTGCATTACCTAGTCCGGCCTTCATGTGTTTTTCCAAATGTGCGCTATTTAGCATTGTTGAGAAATTTTATTATTAAGTTTGCGTTTGACGCAATAAATTTCAACGCAACAAGTCTTGATAATTTGTTGCGTTTAATGCAACATGAGTCTAATTGTAGGATGAAAGGTAATTAAAAATGTCTACACCGCTTCGTCAAATCAGACTGAAAAATAATTATTCCCTTGCGGAAGTAGCGGCGGCTGTTGGTTCTGACGCGGGGAACTTATCGCGTATTGAAAAGGGCAATCAAAAGCCGTCCTTACAACTAGCAGCAGACCTTTCAAAGTTTTTCAACGAAGAAATCTCTGAGTTAGAGCTTCTTTACCCTGAACGATACGTAACAGAAGGGTATTTCGAAGACCTCACACAAGAGGAGAATGCCGAATGACTGAAGGTCAAAAATTTGACAACGGAAAGCCGCGCTTTTCGTTAATTCCAAAAGGTTCGCTTGCGCCTGTAATCAACGTACTTGAATACGGTGCGCGCAAATATTCAGAAGACAATTGGTGCAAAGTTGCCAATGCGGAAACACGTTATTTCGATGCAGCTCACCGACACCTAAACGCATGGTGGGATGGACAAAAGGCAGACCCTGAAACGGGTGAATCACATTTAGCACATGCAGTTAGCTGTTTGCTTTTTCTCATTGCATTAGAAAAGAACAGTATTCGTGCGATGTGCAGTACTTGCGGTTTTCATCCGTGCCAATGTGCGAAGACTTCTTACGACATGGGGGCGGGTTGATATGGATGTTAAAGAATACAAAGTCGGTGATTTCGTTCTTCCTCTTTCTAGATATTCAGACAAGGTTTGTGAGCTTGTTGAGGACCTAGGTTACGACTTTAAATACAGAAATAAAGACGGTGGTTTTGGCTACATTGTTAAATCCTTTTTACCCTTTGCGTGGCGGCATGCAACCCCTAATGAAGCTGAATTAGGTTTTCGTACTGATGAAGATGTGGTAGCAGTCTATGCCAAGTCTCAATTTGCTTACACGGTTTTAACTGGTGCTCAAGTTGGCTCAGTGCTTCAACTTACACCACAAATTGATGACATTGGTGACGATAGCAACTTAGATCATCACGTTTCACCTTTCTGTGAGGTGCGTGATATATGAGTTATTTCAAGGAACACGGAAAAACCTTACTTGCTCATCACTACATGATTGTGCCGATCAAGCAAGGTTTAAAACGTCCTGTTATGGATGGATGGCAAAACGTTCGGCTTACTGCAAGTGACATACCGCGCTTTGCGAATCAAGGCGTAGGTATTTTAACAGGTCAAGGACCTTTCCCGATTTGTGCAGTTGATATTGACGTAACAGACGCAGAATTATCACACCAGTTTGCAGAATGGTGCCGTGATAATTTAGGTGTGAGCTGTGAGCGTGTGGGGAATGCACCAAAAATATTACTGGTGTATAGAGCTGAAGATTCTGATTGGGGTAAATCAACTTCGGCGTGGTTTGCCGATCCTGCCGAAGTAGATAAACCTTTTAAAGAAATACACAAACATCGTATCGAAGTGCTTGGGCGCGGTCAACAATTCGTCGCGTACCATGTTCACCCTGATACGGGTAAACCGTATGAATGGGTTGATTTCTTCGGTGGGCTAACTGAATTTGCTGCTAACGCTTTGCCGACCATTACCAAAGAACAGGTCGAAGAAGCGATTAAAGCTTTTGAACGCATGGCCGAAGAACACGGCTTTGTGCGTGTCAAAAATAGTAAATCACGTATTGGCGCTTTGACATCTAGCGAACTTGCGGATGAAGAAGATTTATTAATGACGACTACGGCAACAATTGGTTGGTCGTTGGATGATGCAAAAAAATATTTAGAACATATAGACAATGAAGATTATGACACTTGGTTGCGTGTGGGGATGTCTTTACATCATGAGTTTGACGGCAGTGACGCTGCTCTCGAACTTTGGAATGAATGGAGTTCTACCGCATCGAATTACGTTAGCTTTGAAGAACTCGAATACCGTTGGAATACGTTTAGCGGTACAGGCTCAACCATCGTCACAGCGCACTGGTTACTTAAAACAGGTCGTGAATCTAAACAAGCAAAACTTAGATTAGAGAAGCGCCAAGTTCTAGCTGACATTAAAAACCAGATCAATGAATGCCGTGACCAACAGGAACTTTTGCAGGTCGTAGCCAAAGAAGCAGGCAAGGTGGCTGGTACTGATCTTGCCTTACGCACTGAACTTTCGGGCCTTCTTCGCCAACGCTTCAAGCAATTAACCAAAATCAGTATTTCAGCGCGTGAAGTGAATATCGCAATGGGTGGTCGCAAGGTGCAAATTGCACTTGATGACGCCCAAAAGCGCCCGATGACTGAGTTCGGTAATGCTTCAAGAATGCTAGATGCTTACGGCAATGAAATTATGTTTATTGCCGAAACAAATACCTGGTACAGATGGAACGGCATTTATTGGGAATCGTGCGTAAACATGGTCATCGAGCAGTATGCAAAGCAAACTGTTTTGGCTATGGGTGACGAAGCTAAAAAAATTGATGACGATGCACAACGTGCAGAGTTCTATCAGTTCTGCGCTATGTCTCAAAAAGCGTTCATGGTCAAAAACATGGTGACGCTTGCACAATCCGATCCGCGTGTGTTGGTTCCTATTAAAGAATTAGACAGTGATATTTATTTATTGGGCTGTGCAAACGGCGCGGTAAATTTGCGTGACGGTGAATTGGTTAAGCCTAATCAAGAATTGCTTATCACGTATAGCACTGGTGTTGATTACAACCCTAAAGCGAAATGCCCCTTATTTGAAAAGACGGTTCTTGATGCCTTCTTTGGTGATGAAGAAATGGCTAATTTTTTCCGTCGTTTAATGGGCTACGCCATTTTAGGTAATCCAAAAGAAAACCTTATGGTCATTCCGTTCGGTGATGGCTCTAACGGTAAATCAACCGTACTCACAACCATTTTCAAAGCACTTGGTGATTACGCCAAGATGACGCCCGCTGAAACATTCTTAGGCGAAGGACGAAGTAATGCAGGAGGTGCGCGTGAGGATTTATTGCGTTTACGTGGTGCCCGTTTTGTCTATGTAGGTGAACCGGAAGAAAACAAGGAATTAAAAGAAGGCTTGGTTAAGTCCATGACAGGCGGTGAATCCATCACAGCCCGTGGCCTTTATTCACGTGTTTCGGTTGAGTTCAAGCCAACGTGGACTGTTGTTATGCCAACGAACCATAAGCCAATCATTAAAGGCGGTGACCATGGTATTTGGCGTCGCTTAATGATGATCCCTTTCCAACGAAATTATGACGCTGACAAGTCTCTTGTTAAAGACCCGAACCGATCTGAAAAACTTCAGGCTGAACTTGAAGGCGTTTTAGCTTGGCTTGTGCGTGGTGCACTTGAATATCAGCAAGAAGGCTTGAACGAGCCGAACAAGACGAAAGAAGCACGTGACGAATATCGCGATGAAATGGACCTTTTGAAGGACTGGATCAGTGAATGCTGCGAGCTTGGTGACTATCGCGAAACGTCTCAAAACCTTTGGGTGAGTTGGGAGACTTACGCAAAAGCACGTAACGAATTGCGCTATATCCCTTCATCAAGGGCGCTAGGTCGTCGGCTTAGTAGCAGATTTCAGTTAATCCGTAGTACAGGCGGCAAAAGGCTTTTTGCAGGTATTAGGGTTTCCGTAACTCCTGATTCCGAATTATTTGCGGATGAGAGCAGTAAGCAATGAGGATTGAACACGTAGTTTTTTGCGTATACGCAAATTTCTGCGTGTTTGTTGGTGTAGGCAAGTCTAACGAGTGACGTTAGTGACGTTTAAAGTGCGTTTTTCCCTTAATTTCTATTTATATATATAGGACTTTTAGGAAAAAAGAATAAATAACGTCACTAACGTCACTCCAAAGACAAAAACGAAAAAATTAACGACTTGGAGGAGCGCGCCCCATGCCTGTTTTGGCTTTTCTCCCTGAATTTGTAGTGAAAGACAAAGTAAAGCGTAGCTCTGAGCCAAAAGTTACAGAGGATGACGTGAAAAATATACGAGAACTACATAAATCGGGCATGTCTTATAGACAACTTGGTCATAAATACGAAATTTCCCATGAGATGTGCAGACGTATTTGCACAGGGTATTGCTATAAGGAGGTCTTCTAATGGCTTTACGTGGAAAACAACAACGATTTGTTGATGAATATCTGATTGATCGTAATGCAACGCAAGCTGCAATTCGCGCAGGATATTCTGCAAAAACTGCATATTCAATCGGCGAACAGAACTTGAAAAAACTTGAAGTTAAAAAAGCCATTGAAGAAGGCGAAAAAGAACTTGCAGAACGCAACAAGATCACTCAAGACAAGGTATTAAATCGCTTATGGGAAATGGCAACCGCTGATCCTAACGAATTAATGCGATATATGCGTGTTAACTGCCGATTCTGTTGGGGTATTGACCACAATTACCAATGGACAGTAGGCGAATTTAAAAGAGCAATTCAACACGCGCACGACACGAATGCACCTGAACCAAAATGTGAAGGCGGATTAGATTTTGATCGTCTCAAAGCGCCAAATCCAGATTGCCCAGAATGCCGCGGCGAAGGCGTTGGCTATACGTATATCGCAGATACGACACGTGTAAGTGACCAAGCCAAATTGCTTTATGCAGGTATTAAAGAATCTCAGCACGGCATAGAAATCAAAATGAATGACCAAGTCGCTGCTTTGATTAAAGCAGGTCAGCACATTGGCATGTTCAAAGATCGTGTAGAACTTGGCAACGACCCAGAAAACCCGCTAACCGATCCAAAAGCAGCAAGCACACAGTTAAGCCTTCTTGCCAAGTTGAAAAAGGCTAAGGCTAAAAAGGAGAAAGGCGATGCGTGACATTATGGGCGCCATTTATTTTTGGCTAGCAATCATCGTGACCTTTGTATTTTCTCTAGGACTCTTTGTTGGCTGGATTATCTGGGGGTGAAACATGCTTATCGCTGCCGTAATTCTTTCTCTTGCATTCATGTCGATTGTTTCAGGCTTATTAACTCTGCTAATGCTCAAGATGAAATGTATTAGCAAGAAAAAGGCATTTTCATACTTCACATGGCTGTTTTTCATATTTGTCAGCGGTCTTTATTTTAAGTTGTTTGGCAATCAGCACTATAAGGACCTTTCAGACGTTTGGTTCATTTGCGCAATGGGATACACCATTGTGTACGGCGCTGAAGATTGGGGGATGTATGACAAAAGCCCATGATGACGAGCTACTTGCATTAATTGCGGATATGAGCGAATCGGAAATTGAGCAATTTATTAATTCGCTTGATGAAGATGAACGCGCAGTTATTAGCAGAATACTTGCAAACGCTCCTGTGTGGTTCCCGCTTGAAGGTCCGCAAATGGCTGCTTACACATCAGATGCTGACATTATCGGTTACGGCGGTGCAGCAGGTGGGGGCAAGACTGACTTGATTGCAGGCTTGTCACTCAATGTGCATAAACGTGTGCTGATTGTACGGCGCGAGAAGGCACAGACAGACGGCATTGTGCAACGTATCGAAGAGATCGTAGGGCACAAGAACGGGTACAACACGCAAAAGTCAGCATGGCGCTTTGACAATGGCCGTCTCTTAGAGTTCGGCGGCCTTGACAACATGGGCGATGAGAAACGTTGGCAGGGTCGTGCACATGACTTGAAGGCATTGGATGAAGCAACAGAAATCCGTGAGTCACAAGCAATGTTCGTAATGGGTTGGAATCGTACTAGCGACCCAACGATAAAACCAAAGTGCCTTTTGACATTTAACCCGCCTACTACAGCCGAAGGCCGTTGGGTTTTAGATTTCTTTGCACCTTGGATTAAGAAAGGGTACCCGAACCCTGCACAACCCGGTGAACTTCGTTGGTTTGCCCGTATCGGAGGCAAAGATCAAGAGGTTGAGAGCAATAAGCCGTTTGTACTTATTGACGACCAAATTGTTTATGACTTTGACACTAACGACTACAAGCCCGAACTCATCATTAAACCTAAATCACGCACGTTCATTCCGGCACGTGTGACTGATAACAAGTACTACATGGAAACAGGCTACATGAGTACCTTGCAAGCGCTGCCTGAACCTTTGAGGTCACAAATGTTATACGGCGATTTCGGTGCGGGTATTGAAGACGACCCTTGGCAAGTTATTCCTACAGAATGGGTTGAAGCAGCACAAGCACGTTGGAAACCACTTGAAGACATGCGCATTTTTCACCGTGGAGATTTTAAGATGGATTCTTACGGATTGGACGTTGCACGTGGCGGTGGCGATAACACGATCGGCTTCGCGCGATATGCACATTGGTACGACAACCCGAACGTACTTGAAGGTAAGGATTCACCAGATGGGCCAACAAGCGCATCGTTTGCTGTCTCACATGTTCGCGACCTTGCACCCATTCATGTCGATGTCATTGGCGTTGGTGCAAGTACATACGATTTCTTAAAGCAATCAGGCATTCACGCTGTGCCTGTGGACGTACGCAATGCTGCAACTTCTTTCGACCGTTCAGGGCAACTTAGTTTTTATAACTTGCGTTCCCAACTCTGGTGGCAGTTCCGTGAAGCATTAGACCCTGCATACGGCAGTACAGTTGCTTTGCCGCCTGAACCAAAGCTTTTAGCCGATTTAACGGCACCACGTTGGGGATTGCAGGGAACCAAAATCAAAGTGGAATCTCGAGAGGAAATTATTAAGCGTATTGGCCGCAGTCCCGACTACGGCTCTGCAATTATCAATGCGCAAATTGATACGCCTAAACGACACATTATGCAGACGATCAATGCATCAGCTGCAAGACGTGATTATGACCCTTACGCGTAGTGTCAACAGGAAACAGGGCCTTTTCAATGTGCCAATCGCATAATGTCGAAAAAGGCAAAACTAATCGGAGTCCTTCAATGTGCGTGAAAAATATTCTTGACGGCGTAACCAATATTCTTGGGATGGATGCACCAAAGGCGCAAGTCATTGCACCGCCAAAGCAACCAACGCGCCAAGATTCTAAATCTCCTGATTCATCCGCGACCATTGACCGTGTACAGCAAGCACAAAATTCCATGTCTGGTGGTATTGCAAATACGCTTTATACCGATGCTCAAGGCGTGAGTGACGAAGATTTGCGCTTAGGCAAGAAAACTTTATTAGGCGGTTAAGATGACTGAAGACGATATCAGAGCGCTGAAAAAACGGTTTGATGCTGTTTGGCAATTACGTGTAAATGATATGGACGATTATTGTGCCGAATTAGCATTACACGTTTTGCCTGCTGCCATCAAAACGATTAAAGACCAAGAAAAGCATGACCGATCTGCATGGTCCAAAATTGTTGATAACACTGGTAAAGACTCGTTGAAAACCCTTGCAGCGGGTATGGTATCGGGCACTTGTTCGCCAAGTCGTAAATGGTTCACCTTGCAAGCCGCAGATGAATCATTGCAAAAGGATATTGAAGTTCGCCAATGGCTTAAAGCTGTTGAGGATGCTTGTTATGTTGCTTTTTCAAAAAGCAATGTTTATCGAACTGTGCATCATATTTACATGCAAGAAGGCGCTTTCGGCATTGGTGCGGCGTTAGCACCTGAACATGGCCGCAATTCAAAAGCTCAACTCATGGATTTAATACCGCTTACTTTCGGTGAGTTTGCTATCACAACGGACGAGTTTAATAAACCGAACGGCGTTTATCGCAAATTCAAATTAACCTCTATCAACATGGTTAAATATTTTGGATTGGATAACGTTTCGGATGCTATTAAGAACGCGTTTGAAAATAAAAACTACGAACAAGAGTTTGAAGTTTGCCATGCAATTTATGAACGAGTAGATGCAAAAGGGTATGGACCTAAAAACATGCCTTTCGCTTCAATTTACTATGAACCAAGTTCATCAAATAAATTGCTACGCGAAAGTGGCTTAATGAGTTTTCAGGTTATTTGCGGACGTTGGACTGTTTCAAGTAGTGATGTGTACGGCGAAGGACCTGCAAGCGATTGCATTGGTGATTTACGTGCATTACAGAAAGGTCATCAACAAATTGCAGTAGGTGTGGACTATCAAGTTCGACCGCCTTTGCTTTTACCTGATTACTTGAAAGGTCATGAGCGTGAGACATTGCCAAACGGTATTGCATTTTACCAAGCGTCACCAACGAGCCAAGTTGCACAAGTTCAAGCAATGTTGAATGTGCAATTCGATTTGAACGGTGTTATGGCGCAGATTGCACAATGTCAAGAGCGTGTTAAACGCGCATTTCATACAGATTTGTTCATGATGCTTGATGCTTTTGATAAAGGCAAAATGACCGCTACAGAAGTATATGAACGCAAATCTGAAAAGATGCTCATGCTTGGTCCGGTAGTAGAACGTCAAATTGATGAATTATTGCGTCCACTCGTTGAAATCTGCGTTGAGCGTGTATTAGCAAACAGTGAATACCTACGCCAAATTGCACCAGAAGCTATTCAAAACGCCGATGTCGAAATCAATTTCGTATCCATACTTGCACTTGCACAGAAATCTTCTGGCTCGGCGATTCTTGAACGTGCCCTTGCTATGATTGGGCAAGTAGCCCAAGTTGACCCCCAAGTACTCGATAAAGTTGATACAGATAAATTTATGGATGAATACGCGGAGATTAACGGCGTATCGCCTGATATTTTCCGTCCTCAACGTATCGTTGATCAAATCCGTAGTGACCGTGCAGCGCAACAACAAATTGCACAGCAACAAGCCCTTGCAGCCCAACAAGCACAAACGCAAAACACTAACGCCAATACGGTTAAGACTGTAAGCGATACAGATGCAGAAACTTTGTCTGACATGTTCTTGCAAGGCGGTGGTGCATGAGCGATTTAGAAACCAAAGGTAAAGAAAATAAGAGCGAGCGTGACCAGGAACTAAATGACCTGCGCTCAATCTTAGAAACCGAATATGGTAAGCGTTTTTTAATGCGCTTAATTGATCGGGCAAGCGTATTTCAACCCACCTATGGCGGCGGGTCACAAATCAGTGATTTTGCTTTCATGGAAGGCCGCCGAGAGTTTGGACTATTCATACTTGGTGAAATCACACAAGCCAATTCAGATGCGTGGTTAGACATGCAAAAACAAAGATTTTCAAAACTTAAAGAGAAGGTGAACCATGAGCGAAGTGACAACAACTACGACAGCAACTGATGCAGCAACTACCGCTACCACAACAGATACACCTGCTGCAACTACAACTGCTACTGAAACAGGCGGGAACAATCCTGTTACAACTCAGGTTGAAACCACACCTACCACAAACACCAGTAGTGAAAATACTGAAACCAAGTCCGAAGTTTTATTAGGTGGTGAAGAACTGCCTGCAGAACAGCCAATTCAATACACAGATTTCACTATGCCTGAAGGGTATTCACTGAACCCAGAAGACTCAAAAACACTTCAGGAACTTGGGCAACAGTTCAAAATGCCACAAGAAGCAGTGCAAAAACTCGTTGATTTAGGCGTGCAAATGCAACAACGACAAGCGCAAGAACAACAAAAAGTGATTGCTTCTTGGGTCGATGCAGCTAAAGCGGACCCTGAGTACGGCGGGGAAAAATTGAAGGAAAACCTGTTGACAGCACAACGCGCCTTCAGCTTACCACGTGGCGCTGAAATCTCTAAGATTCTCTTTAAGAGCGGACTCGGTAACCATCCCGCTGTAATTGGCTTTATGACAGAAGTTGGCAAGTTGTTAGAAGGGGACAACATGACCCACGGAAAAGGCACAAATACAGCGAACGTGGCACCAGCGGCCGTATGGTATGACAAATCATAAGGAATACTTAGATGCCTACGATTGTACAAACAAACCCAACATTAGCCGACGTTGCCCATAACATTGGTACGAACTCTAAAGTTGGGGCGATTATCGAAGTACTCAACAAACGTCAAGACTTACTTGACGATGCTGTAGTGCTTGAAGCAAATAGTGGTACCCACAATAAAACTAGCGTTCGCTCAGGTTTACCAAAAGGTACATGGCGTAAATTGAACTATGGTGTGCAACCCGAAAAAACATCACGTGTTCAAGTCTCTGATAGTACTGGTCAGTTAACTTCGTATTCAGAAGTTGATAAAACCTTGTACGACCTTCAAGGCGAAAATAAAAAACAATGGCGCTCTGAAGAAGATGCAGGCTTCTTAGAGGGTATGTCACAAGAGGTAATGGAAAACATTATCTATGGTGATGTTGCAGGTGATGTATCTACCTTTAACGGTTTAGCAACGCGTTACAACCATCTTATTGACCCTGAAACAGGCGTAGCACCTGCAAACGCTGTAAACATTCTGGATGCAGGCGGTACAGGCACTGACAATACGTCAATTTACATTGTGCAGTGGGGGCGTGAAAAAACTCACTTGTTCTATCCGCAAGGTACGCAAGCGGGTCTTGATATTCAGGACAAAGGGCAACAAACGGTACTTGATGCGCAAGGCGGCCGTTATGAAGCAATGCGAACATACTTCCAATGGGACGTGGGTTTATCTGTACGTGACTGGCGCTCGGTTGTTCGTATCGCAAACATTGATGTTTCGGACCTTTCAAAAGATGCATCTACTGGTGCAAATCTTATTGATTTATTGGACGAAGCACTTTCTCTCTTACCACTTGCAGGTTCAGCACGTACAGCAATCTACATGAACCGTACTGTTAACCAAGCGCTTAAAGGCCAAGTCAATCACTTTAAAAATGTGCGCTTGACTCTTGAAGACTTCCGTAAAGACGGTAGCCGCAAAATTCAAGCATGGGATGGTGAGCCGATTCGCATCTGTGATGTGATTCTTAACACTGAAGCCCGTGTAGTTTAAGGAGAATTTAACCATGGCATTAGTTGATAAATTACTACAGTTCTCCGACAAGCAAGCTATTGCGGCGGGTGCTAGTACTTTCACTTTGGACACAGTGCATAAATCTGTTGGTACAGCGGGTTTACCTATCTGCCTTCAAGGGCATGTAGTCGGACCTGCAAACGCTACCGTTACAGTGACACTTGAAGAAAGTGCGGACGGTACAACTTTTACAGCGGCAGCCGCGTCAAAAGCGTTTAAAGCCGCTGAACTGAACAAAGGTACGTTCTTTTACGTGAACAGTGCGACAAAACGTTTTATCCGTTTGTCTTATGCTGTCGCAAATGCGCCCACTGGTTCTATTTCGGCTTGGTTGGGCAATGAAGCGGATATCCGTACAAACTACGACGCTGTAAGCGGCGCAACTGTTCCAGTTTAATCGAGGTATTTTAGATGTCAGACCAAGTATTAGTAGTTGCTATCAAAAAAGGTTTTTACCATGGTATTCGTGACGTAGGTACAGAATTCTATGTGCCTGCGGGTTTAGTGAACCCAAAAGTAAAAACTTGGTTTAAGCCAGTTGAAGAAAAGCCGAAAGCATCAGGCCGCGGCGCGACAGGCTCAACACAAGCTGAGTAAAGCATATGAGATCAATTGTTGATCTTTGCAATTTAGCCCTGTCGCATCTCGCGCAGGGCTATGTTGTAAATGAACTAACCGAACCGACAAAACATGCAAGATTGTGTAATACCTTTTACCCGATTTGCCGTAGAGAGCTGTTGGACAACGAACATCAATGGACGTTTGCCATTAAGCGCGTTCGATTGAATGTCGATGCAGGGTATGAGTTTGGCACGGCGTATGTTCTACCGAGCGACAAGGTCCGCATATTTCAGCTTGAATCAGGCAGCCGATTCTATGTAGAAGGCAATCTTCTATTCACAGAAGATACCGCACCAATCTTACGCTATGTTCACGATGTGAAAGACTTGGCATTAATGCCCGATTCTTTCAAGACCGCTCTATCTTATTTGTTGGCCGCACGAATAGCAGGCCCTTTGACACAGAATGAGCAAAAACAAATCTCCATGATGCAGCTTTATGAAATTGAAAAGAACAAAGCAATTTTCATTGACCTGCAACAACATCGGATTGAAGCACGGCCTGAGCATACAGGCTCAATGTTTGAGGCACGATAAATGCAATATTCGTTTAATGGTGGCGTAATTTCGCCTGACATGTTTGGTCGCATTGATCAGGCGAAATATCAGACTGGTGTAGCTAAATGCAAAAACCTTTATGTCGAACTGTTTGGCGGGGTTGTCTATCGTGCAGGCTTCCGCTACGTACACCATTACCCGAAAACAATGGGAAAAATGCGTTTAATCCGTTTTGTCTTTAGTGAAGAGCAAGCCGTTGTTTTGGCTATTCGTGCAGGCGCTATAAATTTCTTTGCTGACGGCGGTATGCTGCTGAATGAAAACAATGAACCTTTAGAAGTTGCGGTACCGTATGCCGAAGAGCATTTAATGCAACTCCGCTATGCTCAATCTGCGGACGTTGTGACAATAACCCATCCTAACTATCCACCTAGAAAAATTATTCGTAAGAGCGCAACAGAATGGATAACAGAACTGGTTACAGTGGGATATGGCATTGGCACACCACAAAATGTTGCCGCAACTGCCCATATTGAAGATAAGTATAAACCCGGTGGAAGTATGCACGACTCATACATTGAGCGTGATTATTCTTACCAAGTCACCGCAGTAGATGAACAAAATGAATCTGCTGCATCTTTAAAGGTTGTTGTACAAAACGACTTATCACTTGCAGGGAATTACAACACGATTACATGGGATGCGGTAACAGGTGCGAACCGTTATAACATTTTTAAACTACGATCTGGTTTAGCAAGCTTTATTGGTGAAACAACTGAAACAAGCTTCACAGACGATAATATTGAGACAAACGGTTCAATCACACCGCCATTAATTCGTAATCCTTTTGAATTTTACCCGACCGCAGTTGCATATCACGGTCAGCGAAAAGTGTATGGCGGTGGTTATAAATCCCCCCAATGGATTCGCATGTCGCGTACGGCAACGGATGACAATTTCGGGTACCACATTCCTACTCAAGATACAGATTCAATTCAAATACGGTTTGCTGCCCGCGACGGTAACGGTGTTAAACACCTAGTTACAATGAGTGATTTACTTATTTTGACAAGTGGGGCACTTTGGAAAATGTCAGCGGATGGAGCCGTAACAGCTGCTAGTGTGAATATGAACAAGCAGTACAGTACAGGTGCAAATGATGTGACACCTGTTGAAGTTGACGGCGCTACAATTTTTTCCTCCGATCAAACAGGGCACGTACACGAAATATCATTGGCAAGCGGATACAACGCATCTTTTTATCAAACAATCGACTTATCAATAATGTGCCCACAACTTTTTGATGGGCAAAAAATTATTGATTGTGCATTATTGCGTAACCCTTTGAATATTATATATTTTGTACGTGGCGATGGTGTTTTGCTTTCATTAACATATGAGCCAAAACAACAGGTTTGGGCTTGGGCAGAGCATCACACCAACGGTAAATTTTTGTCTATTGCAGAAATACCGGAAGAAGATCAATCTGTTTTATATGCGTTTATTGAGCGTGACGGTTTTTATACCATTGAACGTATGCTTACAAGGCAGCCGTTAGATATGCAGGATAAGTGCTATTTAGATAGCAGCATTCAGTACAAGGGCAATCCTACATCAACTTTAACCGGCTTAGATTGGCTTGAAGGTCAAACAGTATCTGTGTTTGCAGATGGTGGCGTTAAACCCAATGTCAAAGTAGAAAACGGCGCAATTAAACTGCCACGTGAGTTATCTAATATTTGGGTTGGTCTGAATTACGAAGCTGAACTACAAACATTGCCGATTTTTCAAGAACAAAAAAATCCTGTTAAACCTAAAGTCGTGAATAAGGTTCACCTAAGAGTAAGAGAGTCTCAAAACATTTTGGCTGGTGCTAATCAGAATATTGAGGATCGCACACCAATTGATGAGTTTAAACCGCGTAGCAATGAACGCTATGGTAGCCCCCTTAAATTGTATTCGGGTTTGGTAGAAGTACCAGTTGACAGCACTTACGAAAGAGACATTCAAATTACTGTAAAACATGATAAACCTTTACCAATGAAGATATTGGCCCTTGAGGTAGAAATGACATGAGACGAAATAATATTGAAATTCGTAAGCCGACTGAGCGCGATATTCGTATTCTTGTTGAAAACCTGCGTGATGCCGATAAAGACGAAATGAAAGCGTACTTCAATGACAATTTTCATTGGATGATCAAAATGTCTATCAAGCATTCAAGCGATGCTTGGACTGTAGTAGTTAACGGTAAATTGCTTTTTATTTGTGGCGTTGGAATGTCAAGTTTAATAGGAAATGTTGGTTGCCCGTGGTTACTTGGCACAAATTTCATAAAACAATATCCGTTTGAATTTTACAAACAATGCCAAAGTATTTTAAAGGAAATGCGGTCGGAGTATGCCGTTCTTGTAAATCATGTGTATGAAAAAAACGAGAATGCTATACGTTTCTTAAAAAGACTAGGCTTTGCTTTAAAAAAAGCAGAACCATACGGCGCGAACAATAAAATGTTTCATCCGTTCGTGATGGGGGCGTTATGACAAATCCATATGCATATGCAGCGGTTAAAGGTGTAGAAGCGCTTTCCAATTACGCAAAAATGAAGGCGCAAAAACAGTCATTTAAGGACCAAGAAAAGCTCGCCCTTTACAATGCAACCCTTTCAGATAATCAGGCTCGGCAAGCCATCGAAGATGGTACCAATGCCGTAACTGATTATCAGCGTAACGTTTCGGCCTTTAAATCAAGCCAAATCAACGCCCTTGCGGAGAATGGTATTGATGTAACACAAGGTTCAGCCATTGATTTACTTGCTTCAACAGAGATGCTCGCTCAAGGAGATATTGATTCAATTAAATACAATGCTGCGCTTCAGTCTTGGGGGCACAAGGTTCAAGCCACAAATTACCGCAATCAAGCCGAAAATTACCGTGTTGCTGCGAAGTCCATTAGACCTGTATTAAGCACGATACTAAACCTTAGCGGTGAAGCTGCTTCCGCTTTTGGTTCAAGTATGGGTAAAGGCGGTTTAGGTGGAGGGCTTGAAAGAGGTTCTGCATCTAGTGGCGGTTCTGACTTTGCTTCAAGCCTTTATGATATAGGTGGCAGTAATTCGCAAGGTGCATCATGGCAAAATTATAATTGGAATTGGTTTGGAGCTAGTTAATGCGTATCCCACAATTTAATCGACAAGTTTCGGACAATAGTGTTCCAAATGTACAAGTCAGTGGCGGCATGTCAGCAGGCGAAGCCGCTAGCTTAGTTGGTAATAAAACCGATAGTTTAGTTGGTGCCCTTAATTCTGGTTTGAACGCGTACCAAGCATACCAAGATGAAGCGGACCGCGTACGGGTTATTGATGCCCAAAACAAACTCGCTGAATTAAAACTCCATTTGCAAAACAATGATGTCGATGGGTACGGCAACAAAAAAGGGGTAGATGTTGTAAGTTTTGATGATGGCAACGGTGGCGGGTTTGTAGACTACTATACAAAAGCATATCAAGATGGAGTTGGGCAAATTGCAAATACTTTAGGTAATAGTCGTCAACGTGCCTTGTTTAAAGAAATGTCAGAACGTGACGCGGTGCAGTTCAAAGGCTCATTACAAAATTACTTTGTACGTGAAAATGATGTTTATCAACAAAGCGTTTATTCTGCAGCAACGGATAGATTGGTTCGCGAAATTGGCAAAAATCCCTTGGACTTTTCTAGTAATGATGAACACCTTTTAAATCTAAAAGCTTCGATTGGAAAATCAGTTCAATTAGAAGGGAAATCTGCAACTGAAGCGGATAATTTGTACTTAAAGGTTGCATCTATGGCTCATGCAAAAAACTTGGCTGTATTGGCAGACTCAGGAAATCTAAAAGGAGCTTTAGCTTATCGAAATAAGTATAGTGGTGAAATATCCTTAGAGGATAGCTTTAGAGTAGATCAGCGCATTCATCAGAAATTAGAAGAACAACAGGTAGAACAGCTTGTTAATCAAGTAACTACTGGAACACAGGAGTATAGTAACCCTGCCTTAAACGCACCGCCTCAAGCTTCAGCTGCTATTGCTAAAGAATTAAAAGCACTTACTCCTGAACAAATGAAAAACATTAAATATAATGATCAGCGGTTAGATGTATACACCGTCCACGCCGGTAGGGAACGGGGGTTAGAAAATTTTACTACCCTAGTGCTAGGGCTTCGACTCGCTGGTGAGAAATCAAATAACTGGGAGATTTCTAAGGCGGGTGCACGTTCAGTAATGCAATTTATACCTTCAACTTGGGAGGGTACACCAGGGCAAAAAAATGGGTACAAGTGGGATCGACTTACAGGTAAAGAAAGGGATCTTAACAATCCTGCAGATGTGATTGATGCGAGCTATGACTATGTTTCTGATATCAGTAAGCAATATAAAACAAAAGACCCAATGGTGATCGCAGCCCACTATAATGGAGGGGACAAAGCAGCAAGAGCAGTTTTAAAAGGACAACAACCCCCTAAACCAGAAACACAAAAATACCTTCAGCGACTTGATAATTGGATGGTAAACGGTTTTGGAGATTATGCTAAAAAACCTGCAAAAACTCGTGAGCAAGCTTATGAAGAGATTCAAAACAGTAATGTATCTGTTAATGTTAAACAAAAAGTTTTAACTTATACAGATAGGTACTTTAACGGGCAAGATAAGGTTAAAGGTGAAAAACAAAATCAAGTCTACGATTACTATTTTAAGGGTATTAATTCAGGGCAATTTACTTATGAACAAATTCCTGTGGTAGATATTAATGCTTTAGAACCCAACCAGATCAAAAGTTTAGAAGCGGTTAGTAATGCCAAATTTAAAAAAGATATTAAAACTGACCCTACGATTTACAGCATGATTATGCTAAATAAAGATGAGCTTTTCAAAGGAAAACCACAATCAGTTTTGCATCAGTACGCTGATAAATTATCCCCATCAGATTATCGTGCTGTCACAAAAATGTATATCGATGTAAATGCTTCACCAAAAGATGCAAGAAAAGAAGATGCTATTGAAGTTAGCCCTAAAACGGTTTCGGATTATTTAAATCCTTATTTACCTATGCTTGGTATTACAAATAAGACAAATAAGAATCAGATCGATCATTATGCTGCTGTTCAGGCTGACGTAACGCAAACATTGCGTGAAGCTGAAGCTCGAAAAGGAAGCAAGCTGACCAAGGATGAATTTAGTCGAGCTGTTCTTAAAACTATCGGCCTAAATACCAAAATCACAACATCACGTTCTTTGTTTGGGGTGTCGATTGGTAGTTCTGAAAGCACACTAAATCGCATATACTCTGTGAAAAGCAAAGACGATATCGCCCCTAATACTCAGAAAAAAATTGATGACTTATTTAAAAAACAAGGTCGCGATTTGTCAAAAGTAACTTTGGCAGAGTATCTTAATGCCTATTATTCAATGATGCGACGGGGGTTTTAAAAGGATGAGAATTTTAATATTTTTTGTATTTAGCCTTTTATTGATACAAGCATCTCATGCCGAGTGGATTAAAGTATTCAAAAACGACGCCGAAACATATTTTTTAGATGATGATTCGGTAGACCTAGACTTTAAAAGAGATATAGGGAAATTATGGGTCAAGTCACAAATTGCAGTTAAAAAACCTACAAATAGCACAGTTACCCAGAAACGCTCTTATTTTGAAATTTCTTGTAAAGACAGGACTCTAAAGGTGCTAGCGAGTACCTCTTATAATAGAAATCAGAAGATTATAAGTACTTTTGAATCTATATCCCCAAAAAGCATAAGCATTATTCCTGAAACCGTTGGGGATGATTTTTATCAAATCGTTTGTACCAGACTAATGCCTGCTGTGAAAGACGATCCTCGACGGATTTTACTAGAGAGTTTATCCTCTGTCGATTCCTGTTTTAAGAGGGAAGCGGCTATTCAAAAGCAATTGATTTTTAATGAAGAAAAATTAAAAGCGAAGATCAAACTTGAATGTAAAAATGAAATTAAGGATGCAGCTTTAAAGACGTATAAACTTGCTGAATATTCTAAAAACAGCGAACTAAGTATTAAGGACGAGGACGCTTTGTTTGAAAAAACTACGCAGCTTTTTGAAGATCGTATTGAAGAAGCAATAAAATGAAAAAATTAGAGAAGTTATTTCTATCGGGATTGTTGGGTTTTCCCCTTTTAGTCGCTATCTGGTACGCAGCGAATAAAGGTTACATTTATGCTTTATACGGATACGTTGCTTTATTTTTAATGGCGATACTTCTGATTGCTACAGTGATAATTTTACTTCTACCTTCAAAAAAGAAGGAATAGGCGGTTTTTTACTTGAACATGCAATATTTTGCGAATACGTAAAAATTTGCATGTTCATGAAAAATACGCTACATTTTTATCAGGTGCTGAAAACACCTTTACTACAAGCGTTATTGTCACAGCGTCATCGTGGCTTTTGTTTTGTCCTTAAAAAGACAACTCCGATCATGTATACTTCTGTACGTGTTTGATCACGCACATGTTTACTCTATGGTCGGGAGTGCGACGAATAAAATACCTGAAAAGGGAATAAGTCCGCCATACTTGTAGTGGTTTTCAGCTCCTGACCGCCCGTCTGAAAAGCGGGTAAATTCTCATACAAGGAGTAAATTAAAATGTGGTCAGCCATTTTAAAATATGAAAACCCAATTACTTTAGGTTCAATTGTAATTCGCCAAGATAACGAAGGGCGTTTTTGCCTTAACGATTTGCACAAAGCAAGCGGTAATGCGGATAAACACAAAACAGCTAACTTTCTTCGTAATCAACAAACAAAGGATTTAATCGAAGAAATTAAGTCTTCTGCAAATTCGCAACAGGGGTGCTCAATTTTGAGCATCCCCCTAAAAGTAATCAATGACGGTATCCGCAACGGCACCTATGCGGTAAAAGAACTGGTCTATGCATATGCAATGTGGATTAGCCCTTCATTCCATCTTCAAGTTATTCGTGCATACGATGAAATGATTGTTAAGCAATTAGAAAGGGCTCGAAATAATTCTATGGGGATGCTACATATCCCTGAGCCTATTTCACCTGATACAAATCGTTATACCGTAGTTAAAAGAGACGGCGTTACCACTTTACGAGATGCGAAGGACGTATCTTTTGTAAACGCTGCGCATGTTTCTGATTTGCGTCGTGATCTAGGCACAGTAATTCGTGCATTAGAAGAGTTGCGTTATCGAACAAAAATTGTGGATGGTGAGCTCAGCGCCAACGAGTTGGCATTGCCATTAATTTGTGAATTGAGCGAGAATAGTCAGCAATTTGAACGCACAGTTTCAGATGATGAAATTGCAAACATGACCCCGTCTCAGAACAAAAACATGATGAGGGATAAGGTTGCAATCGCTATCTCTATGCTCAAAACAACTTATCATCCCGATGATATTAATAGGATGTGTAAAGAGTTCGGTATCCATCGAGATACAGCAAAACGTATTTTGAGTAAGCTATATCAGCAAGCGACAATGTTGGTAGGTTAATAAGCTGTCAACAGCAAAAGGCAGTCTAACCAATAACAGCATTTAAGATTACAAATAACCGTAGTCTTAAGTGCTTTTATTATGTCTGATCAAAATACAAATCTGACAATTGGTCAATTATTCGAATTAAACCAAGGCAAGAACCCAACGCAAATTGCGGATACAGAAGCCCGTGCGCGTAAGGCTGCACGTTCGTTGGGCTTAGACTATAACAAGATGACAGAAACGCCTGAACAGATCGTTTCTGTTGCGGATGAGGTAAACACTCAAAAGCGCGTCAATGAAGTGGTTGCAAGTGACCCTGTATTGGGTAAATACGCACTTAACCCAAATCAAGCCGCTGTTTCACTTGATGACTTTGAAAATCTAAAAGACATTAGCGATAAAGTATCCTTATTGGGTTCGAGTTTGAATAAACCGTATGAACCTGTTTCATACCAAGACATACAAAATGTTTTGTCTAAAGGAACATCACCAGAACAAAAAAAGAGACTGAAAGAACTAGGCATTTACGAAGACCCTCAAAAGCAGGTCAAGCCGAATGTAAACCCTAATTTACTTGATACGTTAAGTACATCATTAGTGCCCCAAACATCTGACCAAGTTTTCAAAGAGCATTACGACCGCATCAAGAAAACAACGGGCGTAATGGCTGCTGAACGCTTTAAAAAGTATTATGAAAATCAAGTTTATTGGATGGAGCATACAGCAAGCGCCGAACCATCTAGCCCTCAAGAACAAGGCAATCGATATGTAAATGCGGCTATTCGGGCTGTTGCGGCTATTGGTCAGACAGAAGGCGCAGTAATTAGTGCGACAACAGGAAACGATAGCCTTCTTAACTTGGCAACACGAGTAAAAAATAAAGCCGCGCCTTCACAAGAAATGACACAAGCGCTTTACCAAGCACAACTTGCAGCACAGACAAATGATGCAGGTGTGTTGGGTGCGGCACAAGAACTGGTTAGCAATGCTGATGCAGGTGTGTTGGGTGAGTTTTTAATTGAACAAGCACCCCCCGCATTAGTTGGGTATTATGCAGGCGCAGGGGCAGGCGGTGTTTTAACAAATTCACTTATCAGAAATACAGCTAAATATGCGCCTATGGTGATGAACTTAGAAAAGGCGGCAAAGTTAGTACGCGGAGTAACAACCACAGGTAATGCGGCACAAGGCGCATTAGGTGCAGGCACGGCCGATGCTCTGGTGTCATATGGGCAGAACATGGCAGAAGCCCGTGAAAAGTTTTTAACCCGCCAAGAACAGATTGATTATGCTGCTGCAAAGACATGGGGTTCAGCCAAATACTCAGCGTTGGGCGGTGCATTAATGCCCGTAACTTTTGGCGGTCCTTTGCGTACAGTCGGAGGGCAGGCTGTCATTCAATCCGCTGCGGGCATGTATTCCGTTAAAGGTGCGGCTGATGCAGTTGGTGAAAAGGCCGATCCAGTCGAAATGGCTTTAGAAGGTTTGTTAGAAGTTGCAACCGCTGCGCCTGAAGTAGCAATTACATCTGCGACCAAAGTTAAAAACCAACGCACAGCACAATTTGCATTAGACCAATTGCGACAAGATCAACAGCAAGATGCTGTTCGTTCAAGTACGTTTGCAGCTGTACTTAACAACCTTATTGACCGTAACAAAGAAAGCAAGACAGCACAACGTGATGACTCTGCAAGCCAAGCATTTATCAAACAGGCAGTTGAAGAACATGGCGCGGTTGAAGAAGTTTATATAGATGGTCAGACCTTCAACCAGTTATTACGTGACCGTAATATTGAGCCAACCGATTTATTTGAACGTGCGCCAAGTCTTCAAGATCAGTTGGGTACCGCGGAAATATTTAACGGCACTGTACAGATACCAGTAAATGAATTTGTTTCTGCAATGTCGGTTATTGAGCGTCCAACAGATTTTGTCGAGAACGTTCGTTCAAGCCCGGACATGCCAACTTATCGCGAAGCCCAAGAGAACCTTGCAAAAACAACGGAACAAATGCAGCAAGAAGCCGATACATATATGGCTGAGCAAGCCCGTTTTGAAAGTGCTGAAGATGCAAAAGAGTTGGTTGCAACTGAAGTACAAAACCAATTGGCTAAAGTCGGAACATTTACGGCTAAATACAATCGTGCAGCGGGTGAATTAACTTCGGCTTTCTACTCAACGTTAGGCGATAAACTTGGTATTTCCGCAAAAGAAGCCTTTGACCGTTACCCGATTCGAATTTTTAATGCAGAAGGGGCGTTAGGTAAAAACGGTATTAAGAAAACTGGTTTTATAAAATTAAATGATTTTTTACCTAAGTACGATATTAATAACCCTAAAAGCATGTCAGAGAGATTAACCATTGCTGCAAAAAAAATATTTGATAAAAAATTATATGAAAGCTATGAGTTGAGTTCAGGTGAATTAATCCATTTAGCCAAAACGGATATAGATTCAGATGGTGAGCATGGGTTTCTAGCAATTAATAATTCTGGCGAACTTATTGGCTATCTCTCGTTTCATACTGTCGATGATGGGAACAACGGCAGATTCAATCCAACCATACATGTTGAAGAGGGGTATAGAAGAAAAGGTATTGCTTCAATGCTATACGATGTAGCAGAAGAAAATGGGGGGCTAATACCAGGATTACACGATTCAAGTGGAACATTACGAACAGCTTTAGGCCAGTCTTTTCGTAAAGGGCGCGATGCCAATAAGCAAAAGAAATATCAAAAAATCTTGGAATCCAAGAAATACAATCAGACCAATGGTGGTACACGCGGCTCTATTACTTTCAGCATTGGTCAGGATGGTTCAACAATTGTTCTAAGCAAAAATGCTGACTTCTCTACCTTTGTGCATGAGCTAGGGCATCACTTCTTAGAAATGAATATGCAAATTGCATTAAGTCCTGATGCGCCCGCACAAGTCCGTGAAGATATGGAAACGGTAATGAAGTGGGCTTCACCAGAAACAACTGATCTGGGTGAATGGGATTTTTTCACCGATGCAGAAAAAACAGAAGTACACGAAAAGTTTGCAGAAACTTTTGAACAGTATGTTTTTACGGGTAAAGCACCAAGCGCAGCATTAAAGCAAGTTTTCAACCGATTCAGACAATTCATGATTGCCGTGTACCGGAACATAGAAAAGTTTATGGGCATAAACGACCGTGCAGAATTGAATGCTGATATCACAGGCGTAATGGACCGTATGCTTGCATCATCAAGTGCAATTGCTGAAGCACAAGCCGCATCAAATCTTGAAATGCTAATTCATCAAGATGATGCAATGCGCCTTGGCATTTCGCCTAAAGATTATGACGAAATGCGCCAAGATCATGAAATTGCAACAGAATTATCTATAAATACCTTAGAGCAAAAATCACTGCGAAATATGGTTTGGTACCAAAAGCAGAAGTCTAAGTATCTGAAAACATTGCAAAAAGAAGCAGATAAAAAACGCGCTACCGTTCGCGAAGATATGGCAAAAGAAATTGCACAAGAACCTGTATATCAGGCTATGGCATTTCTACGTCAACCGCTTGACCAAGTTGCTAAGCGTGATTCAACAAAGGTTGAACCTGAACGCGATAATCTATTTGAAGCGATTGCTAAATTCGGCGGGCTTGATGCCAATGAAGTAGAAAGCACTTGGGGCATTGATGAAGCAGCCAAAACAAAATCAGGTATTGGCAATAAGCCTGTTGTGCGTTCTTCAAAATCAAAAGTAAAAGGCCTGTCAATCGAAGCGATGGCTGAGAAGCTTAGCGAAGAAGGGTATTTAACTTTAGATGAACACGGAAAATTTGATACCCGTGAACTTGAAGATAAATTTGCGGAACAGTTGCGCGGCGTTAATCAATATTCAACGCAAGTGGATCCTGAATTATTGGACTATTCACAAGACATGGATTTGCTGCAACGCTATGCAGAGGGTCGCACAACCAAAGGCAAGTTATCACTAGATTGGATTGAAGCCAAGTACGGACGAGACAGCGATATTTACCAAAGCATTTCTAAAGGCGCTTATGGTTTTGCACAGCGCAGTGGTGAAAACCCTGATGTCGTTGCTGAAATGTTTGGCTATGAAAGCGGCGATGCATTGATTCGTGACTTGCTTAATTCACCGAGTCCTAAGCAAAAAATTGATGAGCTCACCGATGCGCGTATGGCTGTACAATATTCTGAATTTTTCGATCAGCAAAGCATTATAGAAGCAGTCGAAGCCGCATTACACAATGATGTTCGTGCGCGTATGCTTTCAGCTGAAATGGCTGCACTAAACGGTTTGCTTGGCCGCAAGTCTGCTTTGAATGAAGCAGCAAAGACAGTTGCTCAAGACATTGTGCAACGTCAAAAAATTAAAGATATTCGACCGCATGTACGTGCACAAGATGATGCTCGTTTAGGGCGTATGGCGAATGAAGCATTTAGAAAGGGGGAAACGGTAGAAGCCGCGCGCCATAAGCGCAATCAATTAGTACAGTTCTATGCAACCAAATACAGCTATGACGCAAAAGATCAGATTCAAAAACACCTTGATTTAGTCAAAAAGGTTTTTGGTAATAACGAGAAATTATCAAAAAACCGTGACTTTGATTTTGTGACTGCTGCCCGCGGTATTCTTGGTAAATACGACCTTGGCCGTGAATCTACAAATTACGAGCATCAACTAGAATTGATTCGTAAATACGACCCGACCACTTATGCTGAAATTCAAAACATCGGTGCTTTACCTGAAAACCAAAGCTACCGCGAATTAACACTTGAGCAATTCAATGCGGTAATGGCTGCGGTCGAAACGCTATGGCACCGTTCACGCGAAAACAAAGTTTGGCATACAACCAATGAAGCATTTGAACGCGAACAGGTTCGTGAAGAGTTGATACAGCAATCAGGCGGCAAGAAAAGCGTTGAGAAAATTCAGCAAACTTTATTGGGTAGAGATAAGACCGCAGAATTAAAGGCCCGCTTTATGGAATTGGGCGCATCTGCAAAACGTGTTGACCAGGTTATTACATGGCTAGATGGCGGCCCAACTGGTAAATTCCGCAAATATTTAATCAATCCTATGCAAGATGCTTTGGCTAAGTATCGAATCGAAAAAGCCAAGATGCTTAAAGATGTGGTCGATATTTTTGAAGGCTTTGGCAAACTCGATAATTCAAAAATTGCTGCGCCTGAATTGAATAATTTTACTTTCGTAGGCAAGCAATCTTTACTGCATGCGATTCTGCATACAGGCAATATGAGCAACAAAGAGCGTTTAGTTTTAGGTTATGGTTGGGGTGCGCGTTTAGAAGATGGTTCTGTTGATTTCAGTGCTTGGGATCAATTCTTTAACCGGATGATCACCGAAAATGTGATAACCAAAAAAGATATGGATAACATCCAAAAGCTTTGGAATCTTTTTGATAGATATAAAGAGCAAGCGCAAGTTACCCATAAAAAAATTAATGGTCGTTATTTTGACGAATTACCACGTACGCCTATTAGTACGCCATTTGGTGAGTATGAAGGCGGTTATGTGCCTGCTGCTTATGACCGTATTCGCTCAAACGAGCAAGACCGCATTCAAGATAAAAACTTAGCTGAAAACAACTTAGCTGCTTTAGATATCGCAACGACTGGCGCAAACTTTACCAAGTCTCGTGCAGATCGATACCACGATCAACTTGAGCTAGATATGTCTCGGTTACCAAGTCATCTTGATAAAGAATTGCGTTACATCCATCTTGAATTACAGATTCGACAAATCGGACGTTTATTGCTGAACAAAGATTTTAGAAATGAGATTGAGCGCGTATTGCCATTTGGGGTTAAACAAGTCTTTAACCCTTGGCTTAAAGCAATTGCGAGTCAACGTGTAGATGAGCCTTCTCGTTTTGTATTGCTAGATAATATTTTCCGTACTTTGCGTCGGAACACTGGCATTGCGATTATGGCAGGTAACTTAAAAAATGCTGTTGAGCAGTTCACAGGTTTTACACAGGTTGCCGTTGCAGTGCCCCCAAAACAATTACTTAAAGCACAGGCACATTACTTTGCATCAGTTGCTACACGCGCAGATATGGCGAGCAACATTATGGAAATGTCGGACTTCATGAAAACTCGTTTCGACCGTGCAGCAGATGAATATCGTTATGCCGTAGATGAAATCGTTTTTCAGAAGGGTGCAATTCAAACAGTGAAAGACTTCACCATGAAGCATGCATATGTCTTACAGACAACTATTCAAAAGCCGATGGAAATCATTTCTTGGCAAGCTGCATTCAACCATTACACAGAACAAGGTATGGCCCAATATGACGCTGTTCACGCAGCTGATGCAGTCATACGCCAATACATGACAGATATGTCACCAGAGGGAATATCGAATCTTGAAAGGGGGACTCCTGCACATCGAATGTTCTTAATGTTCTATAACTGGTTCAACATGGTATACAACACAACCATGTCTGAAGCTAAGCTTGCACTAGAGGCAAGCAATGGTTCATGGGTTCAGGCCTCACCAAGATTGGCGTATGTTGCGTTAATGATGGTTTCAATCCCTTCAATGTTGTCTGAACTACTAAGCGTTATTTTTGCAGGCGGCATAAAAGACGATGATAAGGATGATGAAAAATGGGATGACCTTTCAGCAAGACTAGCTTTATCACAATTAAAAATGCTTGCGGCGTTTGCTCCTTATGCAGGAAATGCATCAAATGCTTTTGTTGCCAATACCGATAAAAACGTGATGAATGATCGTTATACAGCCTCACCTATTTTTAGTATGTATGAAAGTGCAACTGCTTTGGTCAAACATGCAAGCCGCGCATTGGATGAAGACAAAGAAGTGAATCAAGGAAAAGCGGCAAAAGACTTAATGAATACTGCAACACTCGTTACAGGCATCCCATTTGCTGTTTTGGGTAAGCCTTTTGGGTATTGGCTAGATGTAGCCCAAGGCAAGAAAGATGCACCAGACAGTATTTACGATGCAACACGCGGTACGATAACAGGGAAACATGCACCTGAAGATTAAGCTGTTGACAGTACGAGACTATCGATCAACTATTTATTTGTAAGCTTACCTAAAATTGGCTGTAGAGAATACGGCCTTTTTTATTGGTGTTTTTATGACTGTTTCTATTTCTGAGCGGCTTAGTCCTTTGTATGAAGGCAATGGTATTAATACACGCTTTGATTTTACCTTCCGGGTTTTCGATCAAGAGGACGCTAACGGTGTTTCAGTTAAGCACCAAGTGGGCGCTGACTTTGAAAATATTGATGAGAGTCTTTATTCCGTAACGATTAACCCTGACAACTTAGGTGGGTATATTACCTTTTTAACAGCCCCTGAAGTAGGATTTGAATTTTATATTGCAGGGGAAACACCTGTCGATCAGCAATTAGACATAACGAATTATGATAATTTCTACCCTGATGCTATTGAGCGTTCCTTAGATAAGCTAACTGCCATTTTGCAAGAATGGGCGCATTCGTTAGGGTTTGAAAGACTTTCTCGTACTAAAGCACTGGAATTACTTGATCTTGCTTTACAAGATCAAATTCGAAATCAGGGCCTAGCTTTAGACCAAATTGACGCTTTTGCAAAAGACCTTGCAAATAGATTAGAAACCATTGTGGTAGAGAGAGGGTGGTTAGCTGAACTTGTTGCAACAAAAGATGGTAAAAATCAACAATTTGTTAATGATTATTCTCTTATGAAATCTCCAGAGCTTTTTGATGCTAAAGGAGGTAACGCAAATGATCAAGCGGTTTTCACTAATTTAAGTGATAAATACGCATACACATGTGGTGAGAGATATACAGTTCCGGTTTTTCGCTCTAAAGTAAAAAGGTTGATAGGTAATAATACAGAATTTAATGTTGATTCAGTGAATGGTGACACGACTGTTTGTGTTCAAATTCCTGAAAGCTCTCATTATTCTGATATAAATTTTATTAATAATCCAGACCAAAAAAAACCGTGGTCGTACGCGGTAGTCGGTAACCGGTCTACGTTAACAAATGTAGGTTTTTACAATTTTGATGATGATGATTTTCCAAAGAATTCTTGGGGTCTTTATCTAGAAGATAAAGAAGATATTGTTCTAAACTCTCCGAAATTCGGTGGGAATGGTGTGTCAGATATAGCTATTGTTGATAATGTAAAGAATATCACAATTCTTAATCCCATTTCTGAAATCGGCACATCGCTTGATATAGAGCCTAATAGTATTGGTCAAATCGACAACATAAACCTTATTTCAGGACATTATTCTGTAATTAATATTCTAGAAAACAACTACACTAAATATGGGATTGGTAACGTTAATATACATGGGTGTACTGTAGATCTTCTCGAGTTGAGAGGCGGTGTTGTTGATTGTTCTGGCTCTACAATTAAAGACATAAAAGGGAATTGGTATCCCTCTAAAGACTTTGAAGGGTTTCAAAACGAATATATGGGTTCATTGAAGATTGATAATGCTAATCTGAGTGAAAATCTTATTTCTGACCCATATTTGACAGATATAGCATACGCGCAAGATGATGCATATTGGTCTATATATGCACCAACACAAAATGCAACGTCAAGAAAGTACAGCAAAGAATTTGGATTTTATCTAGATGTAAACCCATCAAAACTACACATACAACAATTTACCACCCAGGACTTTATTAATATACCAGCAGGGACAACTCACCTTTGTGTATCACTTTCGCAAAAATTAATAAATGGATCTACTCCCAATTTCAATCCTTTATTGATTCGGATTTATGACACTAATGGAAATCTTATTGATACGCTTTCATATAAATGTTCAAGAATTTCAACAAATAGTGAAACTGAGTTGATTCATGAAGAAGGTATATTTAAGTTATCTCAAATACAAAATGCTGCGAAATTTAAAGTAAAGATAAGATGTGCAAGCGGTTCGAATATGTTACTAAAACATGTTGGCGTTTATGCAATGAGCATAACAAATAGTTCTGGCAACTTTAATGCTGTATTAGACAAGAGAAAGCTTCCACTAAATGAACTCATCACAACACGTTCCACAGTTCCAACTGATTTGAGATTTGGTTACATTGGGCAGCTGATTAAGTTGCCCAATGGGAAAATGGAATATTTCCAGAATGGCAGTAGTCTTGGCGTTCGTTATATTGGTAAAAACAAGCTCTACTTTTCATTCAATAATCAGAGATTTAATGTTGGCGCAAACGCTAATGTTTTTTTTGATTTAAGTGCACCAGGTGTTGTCATGGGTCAAGCTGTAAAAGTTGCAATTTCTGAACGATTAGAAACGATGGTTATGATTAGTGCAACAGTTACATCAAATGATTTTGTTCGAATCTTAATTAACAACTATTCATCTGCATTTGATAAAACAGTCAATGTAAATCTTATTGTTGAATAACATACAACAAACCAATATAAGCCCTAAGCTATTTAAGCAAAGGGCTTTTTACTGTCAACAGAAAACGATACTTAAATTAAACCAATCCATAAAATAATGAAAACATTAGATTGGTGGCAAAAATGAACGACCCTTTAACAATTAAATCCTTACCTTGGTTTATCAAGATTTGGGCGGCGGTGATGGGCGGCATTTTTGCGCTCATGTTAAGTGGTGATATCGATGTTGAAGGAAAGATAAAAATCAACATCGGTGTGATTATCAAATTCGCAATCAGCGTTTCTATTAGCTTATACGGCGGTTCAGCATTTATTGAATATCAAGATTGGGGGCATTACTCACATATGACCCAAGGGTTTGTCATGCTGATTTTTGCAGTATTCGGGATGTTGCTTATTGGTATTTGGTATCAGGCAATTCAATTACTGAAAGGTAAAACCATTAGTGAATTGATCTTTGAAATCAAAGAAGCATTCAAAGCCATATTCAAGTAGGAGAGGGCAAATGTCAGTAGATAAATATATTGATGACCTTATCAAGCGTGAGGGTGGTTATGTTAACAACCCTAACGACCGTGGCGGTGCAACTAAGTATGGAATTACTGAAGCAGTTGCACGGGTAAACGGTTGGAAGGGCCCAATGCGTGATCTGCCTTTAGATTTAGCAAAGCAGATTTATAAACAACAATATTGGATTAATCCCCGTTTTGACCAGGTTAATACCTTATCGCCTTTGATTGCTGAAGAGTTGCTTGATACTGGTGTTAACTGCGGTGTAGCTTTTGCAAAGCCTTTATTACAACGAGCATTGAATCTATTGAATAACCAAGGTAAAGGCGGTTGGCCTGATCTAGCCGTTGATGGTATTTATGGTTCAGCTACGTTAGGGGCCTTAAAAATCTTTCTTGCCAAACGTGGTAAAGATGGTGAGAAGGTGATGCTTAAGGTACTAAATATTATGCAGGGCCAACGTTATATTGAAATATGCGAACGCAACCCCACGCAAGAGCAATTCTTTTATGGTTGGATTAGTAACCGGATCGCATAAAGTGATTTTGTGTAAGAGAACCAAGCTAGCAACTTTTATTACTCTACTGTGCATTCTGTTTTCAGGGTGCACGGCGCATTCAATCAATAATAATATTCAAGTATCATTATGCGTAAAAGCAATTTGAGTTTTTAAAATGGCGCAAGTGATGATCAAAGCCTTTGACCATGCAAATACAAAAGTAATTGACTTTTTGGCTGAAGTAGGTAAGGGCGGCAATATACTTAAAGTTTTTGACTATAACGGTAATGAACTATCTATAAATTTGGATGGTACCGTAATTTATAATCGTACGCGTTGGCAGTTGCCCGTTAAAGTAGATTTAAAATAAAGCCCCAATTAAGGGGCTTTTGTTTAAGCAGCGTTTAGCATTTTTGCTATTTCCGATGCGGTCGGGTTGTAATAAGTATTCACTAAAACACTAATTGTTTTATGACCTGTGATTTTTGCGAGAATTTCTACAGGTAAACGATATTCATGAACAAATCTTGTAATTGCTTCATGCCTTGAATCATGGAATGTAATAACCCCATCCAAACCGACACGGCGTAAATTGCGTTGCCAAATTAACCTGAAGGCGTTTGATGTAAGTGGAACCATTCGCGTATCGTTTGGATCCTCTGGCAACCAAGAGAGCATTTCTTTTGCCTTGGCCGTTAATGGAACGTCACGAGAAGAACCATTCTTAGTATCTAATAACCGGATAAAATCAGTAAAAATTAAATGTTTTTGCACGCTAAGTATTTCACCTTTACGCATAGCAGTTTCAAGGGCAAATAGGAATGACCATGCAACACGGTGTCTTGGCTGCGTGGGTGTCTTACCCCATTCATAATCCAAGCCTTTTACAACTTTATCAATGTGGTCCTGATTAATGCGTTGATGCCTTGGCGGCGGTGCCGAAGGTTTAGTGATTTCTTTAAATGGATTTTCTTTAGTTAAAAATAATTCTTTTCGTGCAAAGTCAAAAACTGAACTGTACATAGCCATTTCTCTGATGACTGTTGCACCTTTAACTTGCTTCAAGCGCTTATCACGCCATTGCTTAACTAAAGCAGGGGTTAGGTCGTGTATAGACTCATCCGCTAGTTCGCCCCAGTTTTTCTTTAGACATTTGAGCATTTGAACAATTAAACGGGCGCTTTTCATTTTGCGGCCCTCTTCCTGATAGTACATATCAAAAAGGGCTTGAAAAGAGATGTGGATTTTTTCGGGTTCTGAAACAGGCTGTTCAGATTGTAATTCTAATAGTTTGGTTGCGGCCCACTGTTCGCATTCACTAGCTGTATCACGTGTAGCTGCGTAACGTTTACCTTTGAATCGAACTTCAATACGCCAAGCGTTGCCGCGACGGGTCGGTTTCTGCATTTTTAACACTCCAAATTTCATGGTGGCGCACTGCCGACAAAAATTGAAGATGTACAAATGACACCCACTTTTTTGGCGGCGGCACGGAAATATAAAGCGTTTTTTAATGTGAAATATGGATATTTTGAATATCCATAGCTGACCTATCGACAATAAAAAACAAGCCAAAAGGTTACTGGAACCTTTCAGCTTATTGATTTTTAACAACAAATTTTGGAGCGGGAAACGAGACTCGAACTCGCGACCCCAACCTTGGCAAGGTTATGCTCTACCAACTGAGCTATTCCCGCAATGTGAGCACATTATAGAGTGTTTCATTAAAGTGTCAACACTCTTGTGATCTAATTGAACGTTTAATCAGCACGACGCCAAACTGTACCTTGACGTGTATCTTCAAGAACTACGCCTTGCTCAAGTAAAGACTGACGAATGCTATCTGCTTTCGCAAAGTCTTTTGCTTTTTTCGCATCAACACGTTGTTGAATGAAATCTTCAATTTCAGCATCAGACAAAGCAAGCGCTTCTTGTCCAATATCTGATTTTAAGAAATCATCTACATTGTGTTGTACCAAACCTAAAATGTTGGTGAGGTGACGTAATGTCGAATAAAGCACAGTCGCTTGGTCAGCTTGCTCTTCTTTTACAGCACGGTTTAACTCTTTGTTCAGTTCAAACAATACAGCCATTGCTTCAGCAGTATTGAAATCGTCACACATTGCATTGTTAAAGCGTTCAACAAAGCTTTGATCAAGCGTTTCAGTTGTCGTTTGCCCGTATACTTGTTGGTAAGCTTTAAATGAATGGTAGAAGCGAGTTAAAGAAGTTTTTGCTTCTTTAAGTGCTACATCAGAGAAGTTCACAGGACTACGATAGTGTGAAGACACAATAAAGTAGCGGATCACTTCAGGATGGAATTTGTCCATTACGTCACGAATCGTAAAGAAGTTGCCTAAAGATTTAGACATCTTTTCACCGTCAACGTTAATGAAGCCAACATGCATCCAGTAGTTTACATATTGCTCACCAGTCGAAGCTTCACTTTGCGCAATTTCATTTTCATGGTGCGGGAACATTAAATCTGAACCGCCACCATGAATGTCAAAGTGATTGCCTAGGCAGCAAGTCGACATTGCAGAACATTCAATGTGCCAACCCGGACGGCCATTGCCCCAAGGGGATGCCCAAGATGGTTCATTTTCTTTTGCATGTTTCCAAAGCACAAAGTCAAAAGGATGTTTCTTTTCAACTTCTACATCAACACGCTCACTTGCGCCAGCTTGCATGTCATCAAGCTTACGGCCAGAGAGACGACCATATTTTTCAAATTTGGTGACTTCAAAATAAACATCACCGTTTGAAGCAGGGTAAGCAGCGCCTTTGGTGACTAGATTGCCAATCATATTTTGCATCTGGTCAATATATTCAGTCGCTTTAGGTGCTTCATCTGGTGCTAAACAGCCTAAGTTCGCTGCATCTTCATTCATGGCATCGATGAAACGCGTGGTGAGCTGTTGGATTGTTTCACCATTCTCATTCGCACGTTTGATGATTTTGTCGTCAATATCGGTAATGTTGCGAATGTAGCGGACTTTCCAGCCTTGACTACGCAAAAAACGGATAATGTAGTCAAATGCAACCATAACTCGAGCATGCCCGATATGACAGTAGTCGTAAACGGTCATACCGCAGACGTACATATCGATGTGACCTTCTTTGCGAGGTACAAATTCAACTTTTTTTCGTTGCTCAGAGTTATATAAAACAAACGGTTGCAT